CGTTCTGTGCCAGAAGAATAAAATGTTGGAAAATAGTTTGCAGCAGTTCCACCAATTCGCACTTCACCAGTTGAAGGTAAAACAGAGAAAACAGCTTTTGTTGCACCGCTGTACGTCAGCCCAAGTCCAGCAAGAGTACTTAAAGGGGCTTCAATTGAAAGCTTCTCCGGTGTGGCTGCAGTACCAATGCCCACGTTGCCGCTGCTGTCAATACGCATACGTTCTGTGCCAGAAGTCGCAAAAGTCATCGGCCCTGCAATATTATTTATAAGCTGAAATGTGTTGCCGCTAGGATTCCACTTAACTCTGGCAAGCTCTGTACTTTGTTCTTTAAACAAAAGCTCACCATACTCTCCACCTGCATAAGTGCCACTATTTCCAATGATAACTTGTTGTGTTCCACCGTTGCGAATATCTAAAACACCACTAGGCGAACTAGTACCAATGCCCACGTTGCCGCCGCTGTCGATACGCATACGTTCTGAGCCGTTGGTTCTAAAATTAACAGACTTTGAGCCAACCGCTTGTAACGTAAAAGTATTAACGTCATCAGTAAATATTTCACCGACTAACGTGCCGTTTCTTTCAATGTCAATAATGCCGCCATTAGTAGCATTATCCAAAGTAAGTGCAGTGTAGCCAGCATAGCTGTTTGGCAAAGCAGTACCAATGCCCACGTTGCCTGACCCATCCACAGTGATGTCATCGTGGTTAGCAATACCCAAGCTGGTTAGCGTTGGGGTCGGGATGCCTGTTAAGGCAGATCCATCACCTGAGAAACTGGTCGCAGTAACTGCGCCACCGGCTGTAACTGTAACTTGGTCGTGATTGGCAATTCCAAGGCTACTAAGGCTCGGGATGGTGATACCAGTCAAAGCAGAACCATCGCCACTGAAGGCTGTAGCAGTCATTGTGCCATTCACAGTCACATTAGACTGGAATGTGCCACCGTTAGTAGCTGAGACCATATCAGCAGTCGTGAAACTCTTGAACGCTACGATGTTGATTTCATCACCGGCGGCTGCTGCTACAGTAAGCGTAATGGTCAAGCCGTCTGTTGCTGTATAATCTGTACCATCCTCAAGAACGACACCATTCCGTGTAACGATGAGGTTGCTCACGGTATAGCTGAGTGTATTGCTGTTGTCGTCTGCGCCAGTGAAAGCAGTCTGTGATGCTGTTGCAGTGTAGTTGTAGTTGATTAACGAAGCACCACCAGCAGATGAAGCAGCAATCCAGTTGCCACCATCGTAAACCCGCATTTCATTGGCTGTGGTGTTGAAGTACAAAGCACCTGTTACTAGAGCGTTACCGTCATTGTCTACTATCGGGTCAGCAGCGAAGCTTCCTAAATACCGATCATCAAAAGTATCCAAAGTAGCTGCTGCCGCTGCTGCGCTTGATGCTGCTGCGATCTGACTGTTCGAGGCGGCTGTGGCTGATCCAGCAGCTGCAACGACATCTAGACCAGTTTGGACGCGGTCTGCTGCTGTTGCTACAGCATCTGCTGCTGCGTCTGCGGCTTCGGTAGCCGCAACCTGTGAATAATGCTTCGCTGAGTATTCTGAGCCGTCTACGGTTGAGCCTAGATGGGTTGACCACTCTTTAGATGCACCAGAACCTCCAGTTACGCCTGTACCTCCGATTGCCCATGCTTTTGAAGCATAATCTGTGCTGTCTACAATACCATTGGTCTTCACGGCCCACTCTTGGGCGTTGTCGGCTGATGACTGAGATGAAATTGCTGATGCTGCGGATGCTGAAGCGTCTGAGTTGGCTGAAGCTGCGCTGTTAGCTGCTTGGTTTTTAGAAACTAAAGCTGCGGCAGCTGAAGCGGCTGCGTTGGTTTCAGACACGGCAGCATTAGTTTCTGATGTTGCTGCCGCAGCTTCGGACGCGGCGGTTGTAGTTACATAGCCGTTTAGTGTTGTTACAAGAGACTGCACTTGTTGTGGGTCTGCGCTCACAACTTGAAATACGGAACTAATTGGCATCTGTTTTTACCTTAATTTAAAAGATCTTGTTCAAAGTTGAACGATGGTTGAACAGACGCATCAGCTGTCAAAGAGTCTGTGGCGTCAGCCAGTGAGGCGACATCCGCATAAATCTTATTGTATACGTCTTCAAATTGAGGTTTGCGCGAGTCATTAAAATAATCAGCGGCGTACATGACTGCGGCATAGACAACTAAATCTGGGCACGACACAGATAAGGTATTAGTGTCTGTGTTGTTTACTAGCGATGTGTCATCCGCAACATACATCACCCAGAATTTATGGCCTGCTTGTGGCTTTGGTTTAAGCTCAAAAGTGTTTTTAATACGTGTGTAAAACTTTGGCTCACCAGACGCTGGATGCTTTTTGCTCAAATCTAAAAACTTGCGAAGCGGGACGCGCTCTAAAATGCGCTCTTCGTCAAAAATGTAAATAAGTTCAAGAAAATCACCTTGAAGATAATATGTGCCTGTCGTGCTATCAAAAATAGCAGGCGTGGTTGTGCCAGCAATAATTTCGTGTTTTTGTTCAAGAGAAGGTAGGCGTAATGTTCTTAGCAGACGGCGTTGCGCTTGTGTAACAAACGTCGCTGCAAGAGCGTCGGTGCAGTCATTGCGGTTGATTAGGTCAATGACGTCTTGCTTAAGGTCTGCAAAAGTTGCCATGTTAGATCCTCTTAGAAGTCGTTATAAAATGGTCCATATCGTGGGTTTTAAGCCACTTGATGATGTCTTTGATTGGCGCTTTATAAACGTCGACACCCTCTTTGAGCATCTGCTCAACAATGACAACTGGAATAGATGCCATTTTTAACATTTCACCGCTTTGGGTGTATCCACCAGCCGTCTTTTGATTTTGAAGTTCTTGCAGAAACTCTGATGAGATTTCTTGACTGCGGGTTTGGTATAGACCGTCAGCGTCTTGGGCGACTGCCATATCGGCGTCGATCAATGTTTTATTCATTATATCTCCTTGAAAATGAGTGCGAGTGCCCTCCGTAAGGAGAGCACAACCGGAGGACACCCGCACAAACTTGACTAGCTCAGATAGCGGATCAAGCCTGAAGCTTTGTAGTTGGTGTGCTTCAGACCATACTCGGTTACCATCATGTGCATGTCTGCATCGCCTGTCTTCGCGAGAAGCTCACGAGTCATTGGGCGCAGTTCGCAGATCTTCCAGTTTGCTGGATCGTACATGAGAGCTACTGATGTCTTCATGAAACGGTTCATGACAACACGCTGCTCACCGTATGGTGAAATGTAGACGTCAACGACGTTCATCAGTGTGCGACCACCGTTTACGAAGTGCTCTTGACGAGCATTGCCTGAACCTACAGCAGAGCGTGTAAAGCCAGCAATGACTGTTGAGTCAGCAGGCTTGATCATCAATACTGATGCTTCTGCACCTTCATCATATAGCTTTTGGCCAAGGTTCAAGATGTCTTGCTCTGACAAAGCCGCTGGAGTTACGTTTGTTCCAGCGTCTTCGATCACAGCTGAGTTGATAACGTCAACTGAGCCTGCGTCTTGACCATGGATGTTAGCTGTTAAGCGTGCTGTTGAAGATGTACCAGCAGCTGCGTCGTTACCATTTGTGGTGCGATCGCCAACAAGGTTAAATTCGATGTCGCGCTTGAATTCTGCAGCTTTCTTCGAAAGTTGATATGCAGTTTCTTGTGCCCGCCCGTAAGCGTCAATTGCATCTGCAGTCGCTGAGATCTTGATAGTCTTTGACTGGATCTGAGTGTAGTTCGACCGCATGACGGTGGGTGTCAAAGTCAGATCTGCAGCAGTAAAGCCTTCGACCTCAGCATTTTCTGCGGTTGCAGAAAGTGAGTCTTCTTGCCATTGGTAAAGAGTGTTTTTGACAGACTCTTTGCCAATTGATGACAGGAAAGGCGTAGTTGTAGGTGAAATGTTTGAAATGATGTCGGAAATATCTTCTTTGATTCCGATCTGATTGTACGTGGTATATGTAGCCATTGATTCCTCTTATAGGGCTAAAGATTAGTCACTAGCAGACCATCGCGCTAAAAATGCATCCCTTGCCGCATCAGTTGTGCCAGACTTAGCAAGAGCATTCATTGCTTGCTGCTTAGTCCGTGTTGATTGGCTTTGCGGTTTGGTTGCACCAGGTTTAAGTACTCGTTTAGGTGCTTTAGTACGCTTCTTGACGGCAACTTGTTTGCCTTGATCGTACTTCATAGCTTTCAACACTAATTTGATGGCTGCTGGATCTACAAGTTGATCGATGTCTTGCTGGCTAATGCCTTGGCTAACACCATATTTTCTGATCTTGTTGTAGAGATCCTCTGACCAATCAGGGATTTCTTTTTGTAAAGTGTTGATCGCTTCCTCAGCTCGCTGTTTCAGTTCCTGCTGGCGAGTTGATTGGATCATCTCCAAATACTTATCTGACTCTTGATTAAGAAATTGGTAGTCGTCATATGCTGCCTGAGCTTCTTTGCGAAGTTGCGCAAAGTCTTCAGGCTCCATTTGACGAGAAGCTAGCAGCATATCAATCTCTGCGTATGGCTTTAGCTTTTCCTCAGCTTTTTCCAACAGTGATTTTAATACGACTGCGTTTTTCTGCACCTCTTGATCAAGAGTTTTGCGTAGTTCTGCTACTTGTTGAGATTTTTTAGTAAGCGACTTTTCTTGACCGTATAATCGTTTCAAGTCTTTAACAGATACTTCGTATTCGTCTTCTCCAACTTTGACTTTGGTGACAAGATCATCAGCTGCTAATTCAACTTCATATTCTTCGTCATCATAATCTTCATTTAGATCGACGTCATCGAGGTCTATTTCTTCACTTTCGACAACTTCATAGTCTTCAACATCCTCTGCGCTTTCGCTTACTTCTTCGTCAGAGTCTGTTTCGCTTTCATCTTCGAGTTCCGATGTCTCCGGTTCTGGAGAGTCTTCCCAACGTTTCATAAAAGCATTGATTGCGGTGTCCACTGATGGACCTTCAGGGTTCTCGGAGACGCTATTTTCAGTAGTCTCGGACATATATTACTCCTTCGCCGAAAGGATCTGATTTTTCATCATCACCTTCTGGTTCAATGTGTTAACGATTTCTTGCATTGCCCGCGCAGAATGATAAGCGACTTCGCGCTCATTGTTTTGTAGCGGATCAGTAGAGAAAAAAAGGCTTACATATTGATCGAGTAAGCCGTTGACGGTTTTAGTAAACGCGTCGTTTCCGAGCAGCATCTCTGCTTGAGTACCCTGCTCAATTAGTTCTTGATCTTCCATAGTCTCTCCTTGACCAAATTAACATTTCCAGCGGCGCCTGGCTGCTTTGCCTCTTTCACCTGTCCAGCTTTTTGATCTGGCGCAAAATGATTTGCGGCGCTTTGCAGCAGCGCTACCTGGCTTTGCTTTGCCGGTTACTGGGGCTTTTAAGTTGCCACCTGTTGCTCTGTTGTACTTGGCTCTGCCTTTAGCAGTTAAACCAGCACCTTTAGACGCAGGCAGTTTTTCACCTCGGCCAACAGATAGCCGAGGTTCTTTTTTCTTTGTTGGCATTATGCACCTATGAATTAGGACTAATGATTGCAGTGCGATCGGTAGCAGGCGTTGATTTAGCGAGCTCAAGCTCTTTGTAACCAATGTCTGCACGTACCTCTGAATCGAAGTCTTTGCGTTCTTCAGCACTGTAAGACGCAGCAACACTTGCTTCAGCTTTAGCTTTATCAAGCTCAATGCGTGCTTGTTCAATTTGAGCTTTAAGCTGCAGTTCTTGTTCTTGTAGTGCTACTTTGCGTTCTTCTAGTTCCATCTGCTTCATCTGCATTTGCATCTGCATTTCAGCTGCTGGATCTGGTTGCGGTGGCTCTACTTTATCTGGCGAAGTAAGGTATGTGTCGACATCCTTAATTCCAGCATTGAGCATTGCTTGCCGAACCATGGCATATTTATTTTGTGCTGTGTAAAACGGCTGTATGCCTGGATCTTGAGAAAGCATTGCGTGAAGCTGCTGAAACTTCTGAGCTTCGCGTTCAGTTTCGCCATAGCCAAGTTTAAATGATACTTCAACGTCTTTACGCTCTGCCCAATCTTGTGGATTGATCTGCACGTAATTGCCTGCGACATCGACTACTTTTTGATAGCTTTCGTTTTCAATTGCTAAACGATAAACTTCTAAAAAGAGTGGCTTTAAAAACCCATTTGCAAAATTACGAGCAATGATTTTCGAACGCTGCTGTGAAAGGCTGACCAGATTTTCTACCATTGCAGCAGAGTTCTGTTTGCTGACAGCGTCCTTGTTCAAACCTTGCGATAGCTTTGAAATGCCCGATGTATTTTCTGAGTCTTCTTCTAGCTGCATTATTGTTTGAAAAATAAATGGGTTTAGCTGATTTTGAAGAAGTGGTTGAACACCATCAGGGCGCGTCACATTTACGATGCCGCCAAGGCGATTGTCTAAAAGCTCCCGAGGATTTGATAATGCGCCTTTTTGAACTAGGTATCTTGGATTTGTCGTCACAGACGCGTGATCCAAAATTGAGCGCATAAGTGCAGTGCGCGCATTTTGAGTTGGCATTAACTTATAAGCAAAGTTTTCGCCATGAAATGAATGCGGAACTGGTACAGGCGTAAATACAATAAATGGTCTTCGATCTACTTCTTCTAAATCAAGAAGTGTAGTTCCAGCTGACACTACTTTGTACAAACGTGCTTCGCCGTCACCTTCCATGTCTGCTTCGACATATGACTCATAAACCACCACTTGTTTCATTTGCTCTTGGCGGTTGTGCTCGTCTGGCGACAGTTTTTGAGGGCCAACTTGCTCATGGCGATAATAACGCTCAGAGTAATTTTCACCCAACGGGTCTTCATCGCTTGCAATTGTTTCAACAACGTCAGGATCAAAGCCCATTGCAATTAAGTCGGCTTTGCGCATTGTGCGTCTATGCGCGACAAACCCATCTGTGACACTTTTAGACATTGGGTTAATGATGAATTCTTCTGGCGGCACAATTTCAATACAAACTTTAGATTTGTTTGTGCTTTTGCGAATTACGCCAGACAGCAAACCGTCATTGTCATTGAGTGATTGAAGTCCATCAACATCTGAATTAGCCATCAAACCGTCTAATTCGTCAGAAGTAAGGTCTTCAAATTCTTCTTCAACAGTTTCTATATTGTTATCCCAATAGACCTTCGCGATGCCATTACGAGCCATCAGTCCATCGTGAATAATATCTCTGTAAATAGAGAAACCGTCGTTCTGTCTATGGATAATATAGTTTGTGTATGTTGTGCACACACGAGCCATTTCGACATCTTCTGGACCTTGAGCAGAAAACTGAACAACGTCGGTGCCGGCAGAAAAAGTCTCAAGTAAAAGAGCTTTCAAACCTTCAACGCCATCGTACACATCTTGTGACACGTAGCTGCTGTTGCCATTAGATTGGCGCTCAGGTAGCTCTGCGTGGTAGTAACGCAGCATCTGTTGCCGTTCATGGCTAAGATCGCCGTCGGAATATCCGATGGAGCCTTTGATCTCGTCTCTAACGAGACTGAGCAGCTCATCTTCAGTCAGTGCTGTAAAAGTCTCAGCCATTAGATTGCCTCGCTGTAATAATCGTCATAAATTTGAACTGGCTCCCAGCCTTGCTGGTGGCCATAGTTTGCAAACGCAAGTGACATAACGCAGTCATCATGGCAGCCTGCTTCAGCTTCCATGCCTCCAGTTTCTGTCTCAATGTAAGTAAGCATTTCGCGCAAAGTCACTTTGTCGTGGATTTCAAGTTCATCCATACGCAGTGAAGCTCTGAGCTCATTGATTACAAGTGGTTTGCTTTTTGAAGTAGTAGAGAAACCTAATTTAATAGTTTCTTTGTCGCTAATTTTGTCGACCACAATTTCAGTGTGAAAGTTCGAATAGCCGTAATCTTTATATAAGCGGGTGCATGTCAAAAGACCATGTGAGTTGCTTTCACAAATAATATATGCGTCGTTAAAAAACTCACCTAAACGCAAAAGAACATCTGCAAAATAATCAGGATGAACATGACCTCTAAATGTTGCAACGTGGCGCTTTTTGCTGTCTAGAACTTGAGCAACTGAATAGTCACCGCCTCGTATACCCATTGCGACATCTGCACCTATTGTGTACATCTCGCCTGGGTCGACGTCGTTATACAACGTTAGTTCGCCTCTTGGGTGTTTGACCCAAGTTTCATCTTCTAACGCCATGCGAGCAACAGGATCTTTAGCTTTTTCTAAAAACTCTAAGATCTGGTCTGGATTAAAAATAGGTCGACCAGAAGTTAAAAAGGCTTCATCGGCATCTGACGGATATTCTTGCCTAAATAAATCAATACCGTTTTGCGCAACTTTTTTACGCCTAAACGCTAGCTGCTCATTTGTTAATTGGTATTTTTTTATTAACTCTTCTTCTTCGGGCGTATAGTCAGATCCGTATACCCACGGCTCTTGATATTCGTCTTGAATATACCAAGGCAAAAATACTGGGATAAAACCGTTTGTGCCTTCACAGGCGCCTTTCCACAAATCATAGAATTTGCCTGAGACACCGTTAGCAGTCGACTCTACAAAGACGGCAGTGTTTGGCTTGTTTGGAACTGCCTGCATAATAGCGTTAAAGTTTTCTTCTGCAGTTGAGTGCGACCAAAAAGCTAGCTCTGATAGGTGCGCAACAGTAACTGTTTCACCTCGAGCAACAGACTCACCACCAGCTGTAGCCACGACATAAGAGCTATCTAATATGTCAAAATTTAGCTCTCGTCTTGAAGAGTATTTAGTGTGTGGTTTGATAGGATCTGGGCAATTTTCATGGTAGCGCCTTGTCATATCAAACAAGGCTCTAGTGCTGTCAGCGTGGTGTGTCACAACTAAGCCACGTTGTGCTCTGCGTTGTGACAGCCACCAATAAAGCCAACCACCGACCATTGTAGATAAGCCCATTTGGCGGGCTTTTAGAATAATGACACGAACCTTGCCCTCGTTTTGAAGCTGCTCTTCGACTTTTTGCAAAAGATTTTGTTGTGCTTCGTTAAGTTTAAGGGCAGTTACGTCGCCGTCTTTCGTTCTAATTTTTAGGACATTTTTGGAATAAAATCCAAAGTCATCCCTCAATTGCTTCCTGATCTTCTGTGCTTTCGCTGTTGTCATCTAGACTTGCCAGCCACTCTTCAGCGACCGCCTTTACTTCATGCTTGTTCACGGGCTTCTGCTTGGTGAACTCCAAAAGAGCTTTTGCTGCACCAGCTTTTGTGGTGGCAGCATCAGGTCCTTCGGCGATCTCAAGCAAAACTGTGACAGCGCGTTTGGCAATATCGTCATCAGACGGTAATAAACCTTGTTCAATCATTTGCTGTACTTTCTGTTCTGCTTTAACTCGTAATTGTTCACGAACTTCAGCAAGTTTATCGAGTTGGCGACCCCAGCCATCTGGTACTCCGACTGGTCTATGATTTTTTGCGCCGACTGTTCGAAGGTGCTCCAGATGTCTTTCCCACCTTTCGCCGCCCTCCAGTTTCATCCGTTTTATTGGATGCATGTGCATGTTCTTTTCCGTCCATGCTGGCTTTATCTGGGGTGCCGCTACTAGGCGTTTTGACTTCGGGTTTAGGTGCGCTTTCGGTTTGTCCATTTTGAACAGCTCCTTGCAGCACTGCTGCCATGTAGTTGCGCACCACCATGTATGTTTGTGCTGCGCTTTTTACTAAAGATGCTGGAGGCATAGAGTTAATAAACTCTTGCCCCATGTTAATTCGCGCTTGTTTTGTAAAGCGCTCATCTTTCATCATTTGGTCAAAAACTTCGATAAGCTGATATAGCTCGTAAGATTTCAATTTGCTCTCCTTAGGTATTTTATGACAATGCGTAGAAGTTCGGTTCTGCTTCTTGTCCAAATGTCATTGATTTTTGCTGCTCAATTTGCTGCAGCACGTCTGCCATTGGGCGCTCTGCGGTTTGTGAGCCTTCTGGTGTCGTTATGTTGTAACGAACAGACATTGAGTTTGGATCTAGACCGTTTGCCTCAAGTATCTTTTGATAAATAGGCTGGCCGGCAATCTCTCTCAAAATCTGCCAGTAAAGCTGACGCATGAGTTCGCCATTTTTAGCGTGCACAGCAAAAGCATCGTGTGTGTGCATAAAGCCTGTTGCTCCGTTGGCACGAAGACGTTTTGCAAGTTCACGTTGAACGTAAGCATCCAAAGAGTGGTTCAAAAACGCAGCAAAGCCAGTAATAGCTTTTTTGTCTTCGAACACAGGAACAGCAATGTTCTTGTCTTTGTCGATGCTCCATTTAACGCGCTTCTTTGCGCTGTCCGGCAATTTGCCTGTGTAGACAGCAACGTCTCCGTCTGGAAGAGGAACACGCACAGCAAACATATCTTGCCCTTGCATGTTGTACATTGTGCTAGCAATTGACTTTGCGACACCCTCTGCCATCGCAGCGCCTGGGAACCGTGTGTCGAACTGCAACTCAAGATCGTTCTGAATTTGCTTCAAACTGTCCTTAATTTGCTGCGGCCATTGGCCACCCTCGTCACGCTCGGCATATGCTGGCACTGACTTTGCTATCTCATCTGCACCAGATTTGAGTGCTGTGAGCTTAACTTGGCCATAACTGCGCCGATTACTAATAAATTTCTTAGTAATTTTGCGCGTTTTAGTTTGTGGCAAGTCAAGTGCACGCTGAAGATACTCTGCGCCAGGGCGATATAAATCACCACCTGGGCCATCTGGGTCCATTGGTCCAATATTAGTTTCTTGGGCCAAATTGGCGTCGCCAGTAAGCACCGCGTGTAGCTGGTATGAAGATGATGTTCCGTCAAACCAAACAGGATAGCTTGATCTAAAGTCAGACAAAGCTTGTTGAGACTCTGGCATCATAAAGAGTTCGCTTGATGGGATCTTTTTAGCACCTGGTATAATGTTTTCCAGATAAGACCTCATGCGCCCAAGTTCGATAGCTGCGCGTTGGATTTCAAAGCCATGGTCAGCAACGTCAAACAATGCATGGTTCTTTTGATAGAGTGTTGTTCCACTTTGCTTGTCAAGAAACAGCTTTGGAGTGCCTCCGCGTGTGTGGCTAAAGACATAGCTACCGTCTTGACCATAGGCATTTACCAAATAGTCAATAAGAGGCATGTCTAGATCTGACTGCGGAATAGCATCGCTAGCTGGGCGACCAGCAAGCTGCATATATTGTCCTACAGTGCCAAACAAAAAGCCTACACGTTCATTATACGGAAGTTCATTTGAAATACCGAAATGATCACGCATGCTGTGAAGCATCTGCTCAAAGCCAGACTCGCCTAGTGGTTCCCAATTAGGAAACTCCCAAATAGCTTTACCTGCTTTGCCTTGGTACGACGCTGAGCCGTTTAAGGTGTCAACACGAAGTCTATCTTGTGCACGCCGCTTCATGAACAGCGGTGTCATTCCACCATTTTCACCTTGGTTGTCTTTATATTGTTTTAAGGCTTCTGCTGCAGCCAGCGTGTAAGCGCTGTCTGTAGTTCCGTCCTTTTTGTATATAAGATCAAGTCCACGATGTATTTGTGGTGTTGACTGCATCTTGTCCATCATCTCGTAAATTTTGTCGTTGATTACGAGAGCTTGTTTTTGTTCGCGATCAATGAATGCTTCCGTGTTGTCATAGTTGCCAAACGGATGGCCATTGATTTCAATCTTGCCTTCCCAATGGGTTGGCTTGGCTCTGTTCTCAAATTTACGGACGTTGTTCAACTCAGCTTTAGCTTCCAATGCTGGCAGCTTAGGCACAAGCATGTGCACAGGATACATGCGACCACCGGCTGACGTTCTAAAGGCAAGGCCAAAGTCGCCAATAACACCAGCTTTTTGAAGCGCCTTAAGTAGCACTAAAAAGTCGTTGCGGTGCTGGGAAACAACTTCATCAATGTCAGCGTCTGGATCTTTGTTAACAATGCCTTGATCGTTCATTACACCAATTGCACGAAGATAATCTGCTGCAATCATACCAAGGTCAGTGTTTGGTGTTACACGCGACAAAGTCTTTTTAAGGACTTCTGGTGAAACACTTGGAAGACCAAGGTTGTTTGCAATGTTGGTCATTGCTTCGTCGTATTGACTATTTATTGTAGGAGCGATGGTCTTGGCGTTTTTGGCTAGCTCTTGAATTTTATCAAGTGCTGCTAGACGCTTTGCGACCATGGGTCCGCCAGGCTTGTCCTTCTTTGCGTAGGCAATATCAGGGACATATAGATCAGCGTAATGCTCATTGATCTGACGTTGGTGCGCCTTGCCTGTGTAAACGTCATCAAGGATGTTATTTACATTGGTAAAGCCGTTACCGTCAATTAGCTGCTTGAAGGCTTCGATAAGATCTTTGATGCGCGACAAGATGTACTTTACACGACCCATGTTTTCGCCGCGTGCTTCTTGAAGTCTAGCTGCAGTTTCAGCAAGTCCTTCAAGCATTTTGGCAGAGGTATTTAGGTCAGGATAAAGTTCTTCGACCTCAGCCATTACGTCTTTGTAAGTAGGGTGAGATTGAATAATGCTCATTTCTTCTGGTGTAAGACGATTTTCAACTGCGTGAAAAATCTCATGTAAGACTTTGCGCTTGTCGCCGTTTGAAGTCAGAGTAATGAGCTCTTGGCGTCGGTAGTAAGCATCGTCGCTTGCGTTAAACTGAACTTTAAAGCCATTGCCTAGTGCGTCAGCTACAAGCTGAGCGCGCTGCGCATCTGTAATTTTATTGCCAGCTTTGTGAAGCGAGCGAGATCTGAAAATGTCAGCTCTGTCAAGCGCAGTCGGTGATACAACATATTCGTTGATAGTTGTGCCAAACGGAGTTTTGTACGGCTCGGTTTTGATGAGCTTGTTGCGCTTAAGTTGCTCAAAGATTTTTTCAGGCCACATCATTGTGATGCGTCCATTGTCTTTAAGGTTTAATGTTGTCTGTGCAAACTTATCGGCGTCAGCAGGGTCGACTGCTGCAAAGACAGATGGAGTCGAAAAGCCACTTGCGTCAATAGCTGAAGCAGAGCTTTTGCTTGTACCGTGGTTTAATACAACCATGCGGTCGCCATATAGCTCTTGACCTGCGTCCATTTCTTCTTGAATTATATCACTGCCTGGCACACCAAAACGAGACTCTTGCTTTGTCTCAACTGGCCCAAACTCTACGAGTGGGGCGACAACGTTGAGCAAATAGTCTTTGTGTTCTGGGTTATTAGCTAGTGCTTCTTCAAGTTGAGCTTGCTTAAGAGCTTTTGTGCGTGCGTTAGCAACTTTGTTGGCAAGCTGCGCAAGTTCTGGAGTGGGAGCATTGTCCACAGCCACTTGAGCTGTTCGCATAGCATTGTCAACAGTTGCTTGATAAGCGATAGGATTTCCGATACCGCCACGCGCAAAGTTTGCCGCCATGCTATTAGGTTGCAGCATTTGGTTCTGATTAGGCGAGGCATCTTGTGAATTCCTTTTAACAAATATATCAATGTTGGCAGTAGCTTGGCGTTTTAGCTGCCTTGCGTTGTTGTAGTCTTTATTTTCAGGCAAGGCTGCTTCTAATTTTTTAGCTTCTTCAAGTGTAATTTCGTTGCGTTCTAAACGTGCGTCGATCTCTGCGGCTGCTGCATCTTTTGCTTTGCGCGCATCGTTAACAAAAAGATCAAATCCTTTTTCGATATCAATTAATTCGTCTAATTGTGCATTATACTCGTTTAGTGTAAGTGGAACTGCGTTAGAAACTTCCATCCCGAGCTCTTTTGCTCGACCTACTATTGCGTCTTGTAGATTATAAAATTCACGTGATTGTTCACCGACACGAGAACCTGTTTTAAGGCTTTCTTCGTAGCTCTTAATTGTCGGGGCTAGATCTGGTCTGCTGCGCTTAAGGCTTCTCAATGCAACTGCTGTTTGCTGGCGATTAAGTCCAGTGCGCTGGCGCATTGCAGCTTCAGCACCACCTACAGAGTCATAGCCTGCTTTTAGATTAGCTATGTTCTGCTGCTGTAGGTTAGCAGCTTGAGTGGCTTTAGCGCGCGTCAGGGCTTCAGATTGGGCTGTAGCGGCAGCTTCATTTTGCTGCACTTGGCCTTGGCCTGAAGTGTCAATGCCTGCGCGGTTTGAATATTTGTTAATTGCCTTGTTAACACGGTTGCGAGAGCCTGTGGCAGCGTCAATTAAACGACCACCAACTGAAGCAGCAATAGTTCCGCCTGATGTGTAAGCAGCGAGTGCTGATGCACCTGTAGCTTGCATACCGCCTACACCGCGACCAAAAGTGCCTGACTTTTTCAAGCCTTCGATAGGGTTGAGCAAATCGGTAAATTGGCTAACACCACCTTTGACACCTTTTTGTGTAAAGCGGGTGATAACGTTGAGTTTACGTGCTAATGCTCCAAGCTCTGGGTCGACTTGGCTTAGGTAATCAATATCTGCGTTAGAGGCTTCGTTCTTAGCGCGGTTCTTTGCACGGCGCTCTGCTGTCGCAAAGTCTGCAGATGAGGTGTCAATGCCTGCGCTTTGAGCGCGGCGCTTAGCCTCATCGAACTGCTTCATATAGGCTGTGTGAAGATCACGAAGAGTTGCGTCGGCGTCATCAAGGCTTTTGGTAGGGTTTCGATCATTGAACTGGCTTGACAGCTGCACAACATCGCGAGAGACATCAGCAAGAGCTTCTTTGTCACCGCCGTGGATAGCTTTGAGACCATCCATGTTTTCTGCGGCATTTGAGGCAGCCTTTGCTGTTTCAGATATTGCAGTGCCACTACCTCTGATAGCACCACCGGCTGCAAAGCCTGCAGCACCAGCTTCTTTCAAACGAGTGCCAATTTCACCGTCTGCAAAGTCTTTACCAGCTATTGCTTCAGTGCCAATTTTTACAGTTTCTTGTGCTGCTTCTGTCAGACCCTCGGTGGCGGCGCCAGCCGTAAAAGCTGCAGCAATACGACCCATGCCGCGCTTGTTGAGCAAATCGGCAACTTGCTTGACACCCATTTTGCCAAGAACTTCTTTAGGAATTCCTTTTAATACAACACCTGCACCTAAGTTTTCTAGCAGCGTCATAATGGTGCCGCCGGCAGTTGCAAGGCGTACTCTTTCGTCGAGTGATAGCCCTTCGATGCTTTTTAAGCCTTCGTTGACTTCACCAGACATAATGAGAGGTGTGGCAATAGCTGGTGCAGCAATAGACGGAATCATTGCCGGAGCAGACTCAGCTACTTTTTGACCTGCGTAAGTAAGTGCTGACCCAAGCCCTGTCACATCATCTGTGGTAAGTGACCTGTAATTAAGATCGCCTGCTTGTTGGTTTAATGCATCAGCTTGAGCACGGTTGTTGGCTTCGTATTGAGCATTTACTTGGTCAGTGTTGATAGGATCAAAGCCAAAAAACTCGCGTACAGGATTACCAATATTTTCTCTGCCAAAACGCGTAAAATCACCAAGCAGGCCATCGTCCATTGCTTGGTTTGCGTCGGCTGCGTAGTTGAGAGTGTTTGCGCGTGTAGTTAAATCGCCGTATTCAAATGCAGTACCGTAGGATGTGTCACCTTGTGGTTGAGAGGGTTGAGCCTGAAAGTTCTTAATTTCCTGCACAAGTGCTCGCGCAGCATTAGTGTCTCCAGCGCGGTCAGCATTAACTAACGCGCGCTCGAGCTCCTGCATTGTTGGCATGCTCGGCTCCTAAGATTTTAGATTATT